AGTCTGCAGTCCTACGATCAGCCAGTCACAGTAGTTCTTGCACTCCTCGAGCATGAGGACGTGGCCTGCATGCAGAAGGTCAAAGGTCGAGCACGTAAAGCCCACAGTAACATTCTCTATTCTCATATCAATTCTCCATAATTATGCAGCTAGTATGCTCTTAAGCCTATCTGCTGCATAGCTAGCAGCGAAAGCATTTGGCTTAACCAGAGGTACAACATTACACATACCACGAATATATCCTGTTGCTTCATTGATGACACAGCTAGAGCCGTGGTGCTCATCAGGGTTAATATCGAGATGTACTTCGACATATCGATCCTCCAGTACGTCTGCGAGCTTCATGTAGAGCTCGGCGATCTTATATACCTCGTTCATCAGGCGAAAGCGTGGCTTGTCTTTCTGCTGGTCAAAGTCCCTCTCGCGGACTACCTCGCCAAAGATCTTACAGCCGCGGTTACCGTTGTAGTGGATAACGACTGCCAGTGTATAGTCAGCATGCCAGACGCCGTCTATCATGAATCGTTCCGAGTCCCCACCGAGATAGATCTTTGTCTCTGGTGACTGTGCATTGATAAACTCTGCAACTTCTTGGATGTTCATCTCTTGGCGTAGCATATTTTTTACTCTTTTAACATTCTATTTATAGTTACATTTTTTTGTATTCTTATTTCTCTATTACTCCAAGTCCAGCATTCGCCTCAATCATCTTGAAAGCAAACCCATAATAGATCATGTTCCATACCGTAGTCTATAATAAAATGAGCCCAAGCATTTCCCTTGGGGGTAGTTAGAGGAAGAGGAGATGATAGCTGAATAATCATATATTATCCTGAATTGGCTGGGGATCAAGGACTCGAACCTCAAATAACGGAGTCAGAGTCCGCTGTTATACCATTTAACTAATCCCCAAAGTATTGGAGCGGAGAATGGGGGTCGAACCCACGACATTCTGCTTGGCAAGCAGATGCTCTACCACTGAGCTACCTCCGCATATTCTATTTAATATTGGTGCCCTAGGAGAGACTCGAACTCCCAACATCCGGAACCTAAACCCGGCGCCTCTACCAATTGGACTACTAGGGCATTGATGGTAGCCGGTGACGGGTTCGAACCGCCGACAATCTCGGTGTAAACGAGGCGCTCTACCAACTGAGCTATGGATCCAATATCTTAGACTACAATATAGTACTTCTTTGCTTCTTTGTCAACTAGTAAGTGCGCTCTAGGATCGGTGACTTTCTTGTCGTTGATCCGAATGGCACCTGACTCGATCGCGCGTCTAGCCTCTGACTTAGACTTGCAGAAGCCGACTGCTACGCATATCTCAGCGATTTCCATGACTATCTCCTCATCAACTCGTCTACAAACTCAAGCAAGAGCTTCTGGTTGTGAGTAGCCCTGTCTTGATCCCAAACCCTACGCATCCAGCTGTACTCTGAGTACCAGTGATACTCGGCTTCTGGATGTGATCCTATGAGCCCGACTCTGCCCTGAAAAGCAGCCATAGGGTCACCGTTAGGGTAAGTAGCAATAACGTCGAGAGGGCCAGACCCAACAACTGAGCATCCGTCATACCAGAACATCCTCTCTTTTTTTCCGTTCCAAGTTATCTCTAGATCTTTTGCGTGAGGCCTGCGCGTGTCCGAGTTCGGGCGGGCAAGGTACTGAACGCAGTCTATGTCCTGCAGAAGGTTCAAGTAGTGCTGACCGGCCCAGTAGGCGCCCATGCATATGCCAAGGTATCGGCCACCTCTATTGACGAAGTCTCGTATCTTTGGAATGTGCTGGCGCATTACCTTGTGAAAGGTCTCGGCGTCACCAATCCCACCTGGGATCAGTATCATGTCGACGTCGTCGAACCAGTCGTCGAAGTACAAGTCGTGCTTCGTGAAGACTTTAAACTGGTAGTAGGGCTGCAGGATATTCAACACCGCATTGATGCTCGGTACTGAGCACCTGGGGTGATCGACGAATATCGCTACCTTACCCACACGACCCTCCGCAAAATGGCACCAGTGTAGGGAGTCGAACCCTAGCCCGCGGTTTTGGAGACCGCTGTGCTACCGTAACACTTCACTGATATTGTATATTTATTATTGGCGATCCGTAGGGGTTTCGAACCCCTCTAACTCGTTAGACAGACGAGGATCCACACCAGCTGATTCACGGACCGAATATTGGAGAGGAAGATGGGACTCGAACCCACATGAAAAGGTTTTGCAGACCTTGTAGTAACCATTCCTACGCACTTCCTCATTAATGGTGCTGCCTGTCGGATTCGAACTGACGACCTACGCATTACTAGTGCGTTGCTCTACCAACTGAGCTAAGGCAGCAAAACTGGGCGGGAGCAAAAGAGTGACCTTTTGTTACAATCATATATTTCTATATGACTCTCCCGATATGGTGCCCAAAGAGAGGATTGAACTCCCGACCTGATGGAACACATAATTTTAATCAATCGTAAAATATAAATTAGTGATAGTTTTTCTTGTGTCAGGAAAACTATCAAACCCCGCATACGCAGCCCATCCCACTTTTCGCGTATGGCGGAGGCAGTAATCGTGTCACGAGGCCACGGTGGGTCTGCCTTAATGGTCAAAGTGGGTGGATTTGAACCACCGAGCTCCTCCTTCCAAGGGAGGCGGGAACGACCAGACTTCCCCACACTCTGATATATAATAGGTATGATGTTAAGGTGGCACGACGAGGATAGTAGATCAGAATTTTTTCCACCTTTCAATTCTGAGCTATGCTCCATCTTTTGACTTAACAAGATCCCATTGCCTCTTTGCATCTGGATGTGGATTGTCTGACTTACGGTATATTGTGTGCCCAAGGATCTTACCGCGATGGGTAATAGTAACATGCATCTTGTGCTTATTCCCAGAGTTAGTTAATACCACACTTCTTGTTTTTCCAGGTCCCTGATCAAACCCACTTTCTTCTTTGCCATAGATGTCAGGATGATCGTATGAATTTACATATGTATTGAATGATGGGTGTTTATGGAGAGCATTCATTTGAGACTTATTTAAGATTTCATGCATCTTTTTTGGTCGAGTTGTGTTTTCATTTATAAAATCTAAAAAGTTTTTCATTTGTATACTCCTTTTAGATATTTATTATCAGTTGAACCTGCGACCTCGATGTTAAAAGCATCTTGCTCTACCTATTGAGCTATGGGTCCAAATAAAACAGGGGAGCCACTAAGCTCCCCTGTACATCCGAGGTAGAGCCTAGTCCGATTAGACTGCCATTGCAGACTGACGGTGCGTCCCTAGACGGTACTTCATGAGCTTAGAGCCGTCGTAGCCCTTGCGGGCGTTGAGGTAGATTGCATGGCCTTGTTCGCGAAGGTTGTAGATCGTGGATGCTGGGTTAGCGACCTTGTAGCGAGTAGCGATCTGCTTTGCTGTAAGCTCTTGACCGTTGGCGAGTGCTGCGAGTACGCGTTGTGCTTTAGACATTCATTTTCTCCATGACAAAAACGGGAATCATTCCCACAATCTTTATATTATAACAGTGTTGCATATTTGTCAACGACTATTTTCACTGGAGCATGTCTTTTATTCGCTTTTTCTTGTCCTCGTCCATCTGCCGGCCTCCGAAGCTGGACTTGTTGAATACTGGGGCGTTCTCGTTCATGATCCCGTCCTGTGCAGAGTCCTCTGCATTGTAGAGTCGCATCTTGGCTCGGTCGATGCCGACGACGAAACGGCGATGGATAGTAGGGTCGTTGTAGCGATTCTTGAGCTGCTTGATCATGAGTTGGTTGAGGTCTTCAAGCTCCTCGGTAGAGATGAGCGCGAACATCAAGTCAGCGGTGGCAGGTAGGCCAAAAGACTCTGAGGTATCAGTGAGCTCCACGTCAGAGTTTCCGTAGCCGCCTCTAGTAGTTTGAGTAGCAGAAACCACAGGAACGTTAAACTCAACGGCAAGACCACGTAGCTCCTCAGCGATTGCCTTAATGTACGTGTACGAGTTGACATTAGCTCCAGACTTAATGCGGCTAGAAGAACAGATGTTGAGATAGTCGATATAGATAACATCAGGAACAAAGTTTCGCTTGATACGAAGTTCGTTAAGAAGATGACGGAAGTGAGCGCTGCCAGCAGAGGCAGTTGGGTATTCCTTAACGATGAGCTTTCCAACGGTCTTCTCCTTGAGTCGGTTTATCTTCTTGTCGTATGCGTCCTTAGGAAGCGTGGCGAGTTCGTCGACGGTCACGTTGAGCAGGTTGGCGTCGATGCGCTCGGCGATCTTCTCCTCTGCCATCTCCATCGTGATGTACAGTACGTTCTTGCCGTTTACGAGGTTATTCGAAGCACAGTGACACATAAAAAGAGATTTCCCAACACCAGTGCCTGCAAGGGCAATGTTGAGAGTCTTTCGAACAAGACCACCCTTAGTGATCGTATTAAGGTAGTCAAGGTCAAAGGGAATATGTTCTTCCTTGCGATGATAGAAGTCAAACCGATCATCAGCATTAAGGAAATAATCGTGACCGATGCTGACATCAAAGCTGACGCCAAGAGCGTCTGAGAGCAGAGTAGGAATAGCTCCCGTAGAGCTCGATCCAGTCTTGTCGTCAAGGATCTTAATCGATGCCATGATCGCATTGTAGATAGCCTTCTCTTGACAGAACTTCTCGGTGCTGTCGAGAAGCCACTTGATCTCCGTATTGTCTACCTGCAGGTCCTCGATCATTCGCTTCGAGTCCTTGAACGTGCCTTCGCTGAGTCCGTCAAGGTTCTGGAGCTCGATCTGCAGTACCTCCTTGGTAGGAGTGTTGTTGTACTTCTTTACGTACTCGTCGATCAGCTTATAGACTGTCTTGTCAGATAAGTTCTGAAAGTACTCGTCCTTCAAGAACGGGAGGATCTTTCTAGCATACGCCTCGTTGAATACCAGGTGCGATAGGATTGTCTTCTCGATCATTTCCAGTACCTCTTAATCATAAGTGGACCAATTCTCCAGTAGTAGTATGGATACCCGCTGTTAAAGCGGGCACCATTCCATGCGAACAGCGATCCACGCCATCCTATCCATAATATACTGATCTGATTTTTTGTCAACCACTTCATTTGTTGAAAGTGTCCACTAGTGCCTTGCGTCCGTCGGCGCTGTACTGGTTCTCGAATATCATTATTGCTTTTCTAAGCATGCCGACAGCCAGAAGCAGTACGTCGTTTACGTCGTCACACATCAGTATCTGAGTCTCGACCGGAAGCATCAGCTTCTGGATCTTTCTCTCTTGCTTTTCTCTGTCCATCTTGAAACTCCACACCATTGCTGATAGCGTTGTGAATATCCATGTAGCCTGAGTCCATGCCGACTAGGTATGCGTCCATGTCGAACTCAAATACGTCGTAGAGTACGTAGCGGAATGAACCCTGATCTACAACGTCGCCCTTGTGAATCCGCTTAGTGATGATATAGAAGGCCTTCAACTTATCATTGTAGGACAGGTCTTTCCACCAATCCTCGCACTCGACGTCGTAGATGTCTCTACCTTCTTTGTAGATCCTACGTATCTCTTCCATCTCTGGGCTGTTAAGCCAATCTTTGAGAGTATCAGTCATCTTCTTCACTCACTAGGTTGCCGCCGACTAGGGTGTACTTGCTCTTGATCCAGTCAGCAAAGTCAGTTGTCGAGAGTAGCTCTTTCCAGACGTCTCCGTTGTCTTCTACCTCAGAAGCTTTGAACTTCTGTCCAGTGACCTCGCCAGTAGCGCGGTCGACGAACTGATAAGACTGAGTGGTAGGCTTTGCGATATAGCCACCCTCAAGGGCCAGATCCAAGAGTCCGGACCATTTCTTGATCCCACCCTCATAGGAGACAGTAATAGGTATCTTAGACTTTTCCTTGACATAGCGTGACTTCTCTACGTTGATTACGAAGTTGTAGCCGGTGATCTCCTTGCCGTCTTTCTCCTGCTGACGACCGAGGATCCAGATCGTGTCAGCAGAGTAGTAGATACCGGTACCGCCGGAGACGATGTCGCGTGGATAGAGTGCCATC